ACTCCGCCTGGAGACTTTCTCTAACTATTTCAATATCTTTTTTTAATTGAAAATTTTGTTTCTCTAATTTTCTAATCTCAACTCTTAGATCTCCATTATTTTTTAAATGGTGCGCCTCTAATACTTGAAGTCTTTTTACTTTAGCTACAGCTTCTTTTAGCTTTTGCTTTAATAATTTATTTTGGTTTGTAAGGTACTCAAGCTTATCATCTAAAGAAGCAATTATATTCTGATGCTCTTTGTCCAGGATAACTTTTTCTTTTAACTTATTAATCATTCCTCAAATACCTCAGTTGTTTGCTGCTCTGTACTCGGAGTTAATTTGGTAATCTCATTAGCTTTAGTAATAGAAACAATCTCAACATGAGTGTCTCTTAACTCTTCCTTACAAGCATCTTTAGCTTCATTCAGCTTATCCATTAATGCTGGAAAATTACTTTCATATACTCCGTAGATATAAAGATCATTGATAGCTGCTGTCACACGGGCCAGACCTTTATGCCTTTTTTCTAATCTTAATAATTTCTGATCACTCATTTTTTAAAACCTCCTTGAGTTTGTATTTTACATTTTCGATTTTAAGATCTGATATTTCTGCATCTTGAGAAGATGGATCTTTGCCTTCAATAGCTTGATCCTCATTAGCGAACTCCTCTTTTACGATGAAGTCCGCTTGTCCTGTAGTTGTCTTAATGATTTTTGGCATTTTTCAACTCCGCTATTTCTTGTTTGAGTTGGTCCACTTCTACTTGATACAGTCGAACATCGTTCTCTAGAGTAGCAATATCTCTTTGTTCAGGACTTAGTGCAGCAATCTTTTCTTCGCCAATTCTTGTAACTGATTTACCATCATCTCTGGTCCATTTAATTAATGGTTCAAAGTCAGTAAGTATTATGCTTTGTATTTGCAAACTTTTATGTTCAGTAGGTTCAAACTTTAGCATTACGCAGTAGTGTTTAGCTGCACCAGGCATTGTCTGTTCCTGTATTTCTATTTCAACATATTTACTATCTATTACTGGCATTTTCTATTCTCCTCATATTCTTTTAACCAAACTTTTTTTTTCTCATCTTCATCAATTTGATGTTCGAGTTCTTGAGCTTCAATTTTTCCTGTGAAGCCTTTGTGATATTCAATAAAGTTTGGATCTATAAGCACATCAGTTTTAATCTTAAACAGTTCAGCCATCTTTTTTAGTTTTAATGAACTAACTCCGTTCGCGCCTTTTTCATATTTTTGAATTTGCTGGAAGGTCGTTCCAATGGCTCTTCCAACTCTTGCTTGGGTGTAGCCATGTATTTTTCTAATGTACTTGATGTTGTTTCCAACGGTGGCATTAAAGGTAAGTTCTTCAGGTGTTCTTTGTCGGTTAGGCATTTAATCTCCTCTATGGTTAGGTTAAAGTATTTTTCCGTTTGTTCTTGCCAGCCAGTAAAATCATAAAGTGTAGATCTTTCTGCTGTAGCAAAGAACGCCATCGGCGGCATTTGTCGAAACACATCATCAGCTTTAATAAAAAATGCTGGAAGGTTATCTTCAAATTTTAAGTACCAGTTAGTCTGGTTAATTCTGTGAACAGGCATATCTGAACTGAATGCCTGGTAGTGTAAATAACTTGCGTATGCTTTATCGCCTTCTTTTCTTGCCATTATTTATATTCCTCCAATGGATCGGTTAATTGATTTTTTTTAAGTTGCTCTGCTAGTTTGCAGATAATTCTTTGGCTAGTCTGCGGAGTAAATCTCATTACATCTCCAAACAAAGCCAACATTTCTAAGGACCTACCGTCAATATCTGGAAGCTTATCCCAGTTCTTTTGCTGCATGGTCCACTCGATATTTTCTTCGTACATATTTTTTTCTGTTTCCATCTCAAGCGCTAACTTCTGCGCTTCAGATAATTGATTTTCAGGAGTGTTAGGAAATTTGATAACCTTATTGCTCATCTTTTTGCATTAACTCCGCCTGGTAAAGATAGTTTGCTGCATCATCGTAATTGTCTTGTTTAAAACCACCTTGAGTTCTAATAAGCTTTGCGATCACATACATGTTGGCAACAACATGACCTGGAATATTTTTATTTAATCCAAGTAGAGAGGACCAAGCTCTACCAATATTAGTCATATTGGCATCGAATGATCCATACTCTAAATGTTTAGCTTTACGGATCTGTTTAAGCTTTTCGTTTTGCATTTTTCTCTTTGCTTTCTGCATGAGCAGAGTAGGCTGCGTTGATAAAATACGAAGCGGTCTTGGCAAGACTTTGAGGCATTTCAAACTGTTCGTCTGATAATGTTCTCAGCTTTTTATAAGTGTCCATGCTTAAAGCTATAGATTTATATTTATCCGTATCCATGATTACTCCAAGTTTGCTGGATCAAATGAAGTGTCAGCAGAATTAACTTCTAACTCTTCAACTCGGTGCATCCAGTAGTAGGTGGAACCAGCTGGTAGCTTTCCAGTACCTGATGCTTCAGCTTTGTAAGCACCAACTCTATATTTCTTGCCATCTGGTAAAGTTATTGTTCCTTTGAGGTCATAACTTTTTGGGTTTTCTTTATTAGTGTTAGGAAATACTACGCCTAACGATTTACGTTCTTTTTGGTCATCCATTATTGAATAACTCCTTTAGTCTCTAGGTTGGTTTTGATCTGGTTAAACTTTTCAAGGAACTGTTCGTAAGCATAAGCATCTTCTTGCTTAACTTTTTTCATAAGTTCTTTGTTAGTTGTTATCCATTCATTGTAAGCTCCGAGATGAGAGACTTTATCAAGCTCGGTAAGCGCTTCTGTTAGCTTCTGGTCCGATTGAACTATGGCTCCAGAAACTTCTTCAGCTGATGCAATCTTGTCATTGGTTAAGCCAAGCATAGCTAAAGCTCTTCCAACTGCAGATGTTTCAGCATTCTCTAACGCAGAAGTTTGGTTGATACGACTAGCAGCTCTAAGCTCTTCGGCTAGTCCAGTAGATACAAGTTTTCCATCAATGAATACTTCAGATCTAACGATAACTTTTTTATCGTCTTGATGAATTATATTTGATGAAATGGTAACAGCAGTTCCAAGATTTCTTCTTAAAATTCCAATCCGTAAAGCTACTGTAGCGTAATCGTTATTATGTATTTTTATAGTCGATCCATTTAACGACTTCTTAAAGTCGGTAATGGTAGAGACTAATTTATCAGCTGACATAAGTAATATCCTCCTATGATTAATGTTGTGTAGTTGATGAGTGATGGAGGCATTATTGGTTCCTCCAAATTTCTTTAGCTCTGGCCAGGTGCTTTTGACCTATGTTCCAATAGAAGTTATGGTCAAAGTTAGGCTCTACATCTTTAGCTATCTCAGATAAAATCATCTCAGGCTCTTCAAGATCTATGTATCTAGATAACAATCGCTCTTTTTTGATGCAGTTATGAATTAGTTGTTCGTAATAATTGTTAAGGTTTTGCAGCTCTAAATCAGCGCAATTTTTCTCTGTAAATACTATGTGGTCATCTGCAGACAGATAAATCAGATAAGGATGGATCCGATTTAATTTTCTCATGGCAAAACAATAAAAAGCCAACTGTTGCAGATGATTAACCAAAGGTGTGGATGGCAGTTTGGCAGAAGCAAAAGACCGACTACCATCCTTCCTCTCACGTCCTGGTCGTTGCCATACTGTCTTTAATTCACAGACCGAAAGAAACGGAGCATCGCCAATGATATGAGAATGCGATGACGCTGCAGCAGATCGCTCTGGTGCATTAAAATCTGTGAAGTGTAGGTCAGCACGTCCAACGATTGGAAGTGAAAGTCTGTTATCAATATGATTGATGCTATCTTCAGCAACTACTTCTGCTGATTTGTGAGCGCCAATCTTTTCGAAAGCTAAAAAACCTTGTTGAATAGTTTGAGGAATTGTCTCTTGGTAATGTTCTTTTTTTGCTCTGTCTTTTTCATCGACAGGAATGTACTCCATAAATTTATCTAAAGCTTTTTGGATAGCTTCATCTTTGGAAAGTTTTTTATTTTCTTTTGGAGCTAATTTTTTTATTGTTGGATTGTAGGACCAAATCTTATTTGATAGATGCCATTGGATCGCATCATTGCACGCGACACCGCTAGCCATGTTCGCGTTACCGTCAAATTCTCTTCTTTGTTCTTGAGTAGAAAATAAATATCTAAAAGCATAAACACCTAAAGGCATTGAGCTTGAAGTGGGGGAGTGATGATTAATTTTTAAAAGTTCGTTTAGTTTTGTAAATCCGTCTTGTTGTAAAGTTTCTAACGGATCTATTATTTTTTTCTGTTTAATAAGCATAGGCGAATATTAAAACAGATTTGATAATCTGATTGTCAGTCTTGCCTATGTATGATTTAGATTGTATTTGATTGATCTTATATGCTTGAAGATGATCTTAATTGCAATTCATCGCTTTGCGTTGCACTTACTTGCACCTGAACTTCTTTTTCCCAGCTTAGACCTTTTAAGTATCTCAAGATCCAAATTAATTTAATTCTGTAAATTTTTTTACCTCTGATTACATATTCAGGACCAAGCTTATCTTCTCTAAGAACTCCTGGAGCATTATTTAATTCTCTCCAATTAGCCCAAGTACGCTTTTTTAGATCATTTGGAATTAACAAAAGAACATCATCTATCGTAAACATTCGCTCATAATCTTTAGTTTTATAGTGTTCTAGCGATGTAATTAAATCTCCATTTGGAAGTCTGTCTAAAGTAATATTTTTTGAAATTTTATTTTTTACAAACTTTACAATTTTAGCTGATTTTGGTTTAGCTTTTCTAGGCATTATGGAAATCCTCATCATCAGGACCTGGATTGTCCATGTTTTCTCTTAATCTATCGTAAGCTCTTCTAACAATTAGATCTTCTTTTTCGCTTAAATCCGCTTTGATTTGTTTAACTTTATTTTGAATATCTATTTTTTTTTCAAGTTTTGCTGAACCATAAGCAGACTTACTTATGACTGATTGTAATTCTTTATCTGCATCAATAAATGCTTTTAATTTTTGATGCTGCATCTGGTCATAATAATCATCAACATCATCTGCTAATATTTCTTTTTCTGCTTTATCTTCAAGAACAGATTTCATTTTTACATTATTAAAAATTTTTATAGCTCTAGTTTCATCTTTACGACTTGCTGTATAAATTTCATCGTAAGCTTTTTGAATTTCTTGTTTTATCGGATCAAATACTTTTGTAGCATCCATTAAGGCAACAACTGGTGCAACAAATGTTGGTTCAATACCTTCTATAACTTTCATCTGATCTTGAACAAAAGATGTAACATGATCAAAAGAGTGCATATCTTCATCAGGTTCAATACCTTCAATATCAAATACTAATGGATCTATCGTATGCAAATCTACAGTACGACCATCTTTATTTTTTTTATAAATACCAATAAAATATCTAGTTCTAATTTCGCTGTTTGATAAATTTTTTAGATTAGTTCCAACAACAACCATTTGATCTTCTAAAACTATTGGTTCGTTTGAGTTATAATAAAAAGCAACTTGGTTATGTAAACCTGAATTTGGACTATCAATTCTAATTGCTTTAACATCTGGTCTATAAATTTCTCTTGGACATTCTATGGTTCCTAAATCTTTGGCAATTATTTCAGATGGATAAATTGAAAGTCTATTCATCATTTGCATTTCAAGTGTGTCTGCAGAACCCCACATCGGAATTGTTAAATCATTAAATAAAATTTTTGCTGGATCACATCCTAAAACTTTTGCATATTTAATTGCAGCATCTCTAGAAATTTCTAAAGTACCATTCAAGTGTCTCCACAAAGTAGTTTTATCTACACCAGCATTAAAAGCTAAATCTTTTTGTTTAATATCATTCTCAGACATTAATCTTGCTAATAAACTTTTCGGTTCTACGATGTCATAAATTCCGTATTGATTATTTTTATATAAACCTAAATTTAAAATAGTTTTATTTTTGCTAGGCTTGTTTAATAAATTCATTAATGATCTTTGCCAATCATCATTAAATAATTTAGACAAAGTAAGACTTATTCTTGATGCTTGTTTGGCAGCTGCAGCATAAACCTCATCAGATGGACCAGTAAAAATTTTATTAACTGTTATTAATTTAGTTTTTGATTTTAATTTTCGTTGATCAAAATAAAATTGAAAATTTACTGTAGCTTCAACAGCATCTTTAGATAATTTCATTTCAATGACAGGAGTTTTTCTTGTTTTGTGAAAAGTAGAATGAAGCAATCTAGTTGGTATCTTTTCTGCTTCTTTTGGCTCGAAATATTCTCTAAATCTCATACAAAGTCTTATATGAAAAAGATTGCCAATCTGCAACCTTTATTTGTGGATAAGCAAAGATTTTTCTTGTTTATCTATTTAGCTCGTTTATTGGGTATTTTATGGTTAAAAAGGTCTATTTTAAAGGAGTTAAGTTCTCTGGATATAGCAACTGGCACCGCCAGCAACACAATCTGCTTGGTTTTAGCGATATTGA